AAACCCCATTCATTACGACTTCCATTGCTCAATACCTTTAATTCCAGCCGTAAGCAACTGCTCAGGACTCAACAATGCAGGGGTGCCATCACTTGTCAAATTTAATGTTCCGTCAGCGGCATTATATTGTGCAGCACTAACCCCCTCCCATACACCTTCTGTTTTTGCAAGTAAAGCACCATAAGCTGTTGTCAGATCATACTTACCATAATGTTCAACGACCTTGTAGTTAGAACCACTATCTCCAACTTTTACAACGTCTACCCATACAAGGCCTTTTGCCTTTTCGATCAAATCGGTTTCACTTTGT